ATAGCAGATCCAGCTTTCTTTAATCCAGCTCTCAAACGATCTGACCTCTTAGGTTCAGGTTTAGAATCACTAGATGTCTTCTTAGACTTCAACCTTTCACGTGCCTCTGCACCTTTATCCTTACCTAAATCTACATTCTTAGGTTTCTGCACTGCAACATTAGGCATTGCTGAATGTCTTGATGTTGCTTCATCAAGTAATTCAACTTCTTCTAGTGCTTCACAGATCTCTAGTAGATCATCTTCATCTTCAGCAATTTCATATATAATTTCTTCAAAGAAACATACTAATTGCTCATCGGTGAATGCATACAATTCATTTAGACTTTCTAATTCTTCATCTGTGAAATAGAATGCTTCTTTCTTATGTGCTGTATGCTTAGGATTATTTTTAGGATCCTTTAATGCCTGTCTTTGAGTAGAATGATGAGCCAATCTCTCCTTAGCACTCAACTTGTACCTTGGAGACTTTAGATCTTGTCCTTTCTTACCCTTAGTAATTTTCTCATCTCTCTTTTTGTAATGTCCTGAAGCACCAGTATCACCAATGCTCTTAGACTTTACAGGATTGCTTTTGTTCCTAGCAAATCCATATGATTTAGATCCACCACCTGTTTGATTACCACCTTGTGTAGCAGCATCTGTATTACGACTTCTCTGTGATTGAGCTAAGTTATACCCAGCTCTCTCACTCTTACCTATACCACGAGGATTCTTACTGCTTCTTCTTTTCGCTCCAAGTTCTTGTGCTCTCTTGTAAGCCTTTTGAGCGAGTTTCTCGCTCTCCTCAATCTTTCCCAGGCAATCAGCCTCCACTATCTTAGCAATCTCTTCTTCGGTAAAGACCCCAGTAGCACGTAACTCCTCTGATTTCTCTTCATTCTTTAGATGATCAGCAGCTTTATATGCTTTGTTACCTGCCTTATAGTTTTGGTATGCTTTAGTATTTGCTTTCTTATCAGCAGCAGTTACAACCATACGAGTGTCTTTCTTCTCTTTCTTAGCACCACCGTAGACTGCTTCTTCAACATCCTCTACTTCTTCCTTCTGGTTTTTCTTCTTCTCTTCCTTCTCTCTCTTGGAGATCTTACCATCAGTGTCAGATTTCTCATACCACTTTCCATCACCGTCATCGTCTTGCCAACGGTCTTTATCTTTTTTTGACTTCTCCAGTATCTCTTGATACGCAGATGACATGTCAGGAAGCTCTTTAAAATCCATTTGATGTAATAGGTCTTGTCCTTTTTATTTATACTATTTACTTTTTCTTTTGTATCTTTTTAAGAAACTCACCTGGAGTAAGTTTTCTAACATAGTTACTTAGGGCATCTGTCCCTACCTCTCCTGCAGGTGTCCAATTAAATCCTTTGATAGCAACTTCAGTGCTAACCTCTACTAAATCTCTCAACCAAGAACGGAATACAGTTTCATGTTCATCAATACTAATAATATAATTACTACCACGACTTACAATCTTAGTTACAAGACCAGTGTTATCATTCTCCACAAATGATCCCACTTTAAATAAATCATCTTCAAAATATGCTTCTCTCAATCCTTGAGGATCTAACTTAGGAGCAATCTCAAATAATTTAAATGATGCATCATGGAAATCTTCTAAATTTTCTACCTGCATAGAAGATCTTAGAGACTTATAAAGACGAAGCCTTTCTTTTGGTCCTAATGCTTTTGGCATACCCTTTTCAAATGTCTTAAAGTCATCTTCAGCAGCAGCCTTTCTCATCTTAGATGCACTCATACCAGATACATCATCTGCATCGGGGTCTCTCTCACCAGCAGAGACAACTAAAATATTTTCAAACTCATACAACTTACCATTATATTTTTGAGCAAGAGAATTAAATTCAGATACTCTATCACCACCTACAACAATCTTTACTTCAGTAAAACCTTCCTCATTTAAAGCAACAAGAACATCAAAGATGGTGCGTAATTCTTCTCCAGTAGAAATGGCATCCTTATGCTCTGGATATGCCATCTTCATATACTTAATTTTTTCTGATGGACCTAAAGGATTTTTCTTTGCGTCCTGAGTCTGACTAGGATATATTCTATACTCTCCACCCTTTGCTTCTCTAGCAACTCTCTTAATTAAAACCTCATGGCCAACAGTAGGTGGATTAAATCTTCCGAAAGTAATAGATATCGAACCTTGATCGCTCTTATTCTGACTTCCTCCATCTTCTTCTCGTCCACTTTGTTGTTTACCTCCTTCCTCTCCAGGTGCTAGCTTTACTAGCTTACCATCTCTAGAAACATGCGTGACATTACCTCTAGGATCAGCATAGCGTCCATAAGATACGTGCTTAAGACCTAACTTTTCTGCGGTCTGTGCTGCTAGGGAACGTTCTGCTTCTGATAGAAAAGCACTAAACTTTTTCATGCGTCCAATCTTTATCTAAATTAAAGTTTGCTCTACTAAATGTTAGACGGTCTACAAGTTTATATTGTGTATCTGCTACAGTAACAAACCCTTCATGGTTGATTGATTTGCCTTTAATATCACAAATAACACTACCATCCGTTTGGATAGTATTAAGTACACGCATCTTCAGTTGATGTATTAATTGCCATACTTTAAAGGTATTGACATTAACTTCTCTCTTATATTTAGCATCCAACAAATCATACATGTAATCAGAAGACGGAAACTCATAGTCCCAACTGTCATCACGAACAAACCAGTTTATATGTTTAGCTATTTCTACACGTGCTTTTTTACTTGAAGGTACCTTAGTAAAGGGTAACAAAGCAACAACTTTTGCTAAGATATCAAGACCGTTAAATGGACACTTAACTGCCTTTGCTGCTGTAGTATCTACAAAGTAAGAAGACTCAATATCATCTGACAATGTATTCAAACTATTGATTAGTTCTTTACTAATAGGTTTACCCACTACATCAGGACCAACAGCAGTATATTCTGTGTGCGGAGCTAGAATAATCTCTTTAGTAATTTTAGTGGCAAATCTATACCGCACAATATTAGGGCAATAAACACTACCCCCACCGACACCGATCCAGTCAGCTTGGACAATACGATTGATACGAGGAACGTTATCAAAAGCCAACCGAAGAATGTCAGCGACAATGCCTTGATGATTCTTATCAATGTCCTCATGACTGTAATTGATTTTAATTAAACGTTTGTTGAAGACGGACTTAGTGCCAACAAAGAACTTATCATTCTCAGGATTAGTCCCAAACACTATAGCAGGAGCACCATCATATTTGATACTGATATTATCAGTAAGCGATAATGCTTGCTTGACCGCACCCAATGCGACCCTACGACCAGTTAAAATACTGTCCTCTAAGTGATCAAGGTGTTTGTTGGGCATCCATTCCTCATCTGATACCCATATCATAGCATCACAACAACACTTTTGGAGCTGCACTAGTACAGTTTGCCAAATGGTCCAAAGCGTTTACCCTTCTTCGCTGCTAGGAATACCATATCTGTCAAAAATTCGTTTCTCTTTTTGGGTTTCATATTTAAAACAGTATGAAGAAATTTTAACTGTATTAATTTTGAAGTTGCAACCCAAGGTTTTGAAGATAAAAATCCATTTGCCATATTTTGCGTAAATTCTGAAGCAGTATTAACTTCCATCTCAACTTTACCTTTCAAATCATTAAATATATCTTCCCATTTAGCATACTTATTCTCATTAAACTCTGCAACTGTCTTAGGATATTTGTTGTGATCATTACTATAAGTATTTTTTGATATCTTATTATCCTTAAACAACATAGCAACCATAGCAACTGGTGCTTTACCCATACGAGCAGACCTAGCACCAGTTTCAGTTGGTTCATACTTCAAATTAGACATCTTAGTTGTATCATTTCCCTGTATCTGAAAATCATAAGCTGCTCCATTACCATTCACTACTAACTTCGTAGCCATATTAGTAAACTCACCATTCGCAAATCCCAATTCACATCTAGGTTTAGTATCCATACTGTAATTATAAGTATCTTTCAATCCCATCTCTTTAATATTATAAGTTTCCCACTTAGGCATACCACCAATTTTCTTAAGTGAAATACCAACAACTGTATGTTCTTGGAACATTTTCCTCAACACAGCATTCAATTCTATAATGGTTTGAGATCCATTACCATCAATAGTTTGATCAATAATCTTAATAACATTCTTCTCACCTCTAATTGCCCAGATATCAGCAGGGTTCCAATTATCTTTCTGAGATATACCAAACTTATCTTTAACCACACCACTAATATAAGACATGAATCCTACATCACGACGAAACTCACTAAAATGTTTTTTCTTTAACTCTTCTAAGATTCTAGATTGCTGCTTATAAAATACATTCAACCAGTCTGGTTCTACATCAGGATATATCTCATAGATGCTTTTATATACTTTACCATCAACCTTTACAGGTTTCGTATATCCTGCTATATCATTACCACTTTTAAAATTAGCATTGTGATTCAATGCAGCACGAATAACCCATGCTGCTGCTATCTCTTGCTTTCTAGTTGTAGCAGCATCAGGAGCTTTAGCACTAGTCTTCTTAGAATATAAAAACTTTAATTTATAATCACCAACCTTCGTTACAAATCCTTTTGTATTACCTGGTTTTTCACCAAACATTATAGCAATTCTTTCAAACTCATCAGGGTTTACTTTAAACTGCCACTGACGAGTCTTTGTTTTTGGCCAATTACTATCACCATAGATACCCTCCTTTATATTAGCATTTTTGAATATGGAATCTACAGTTTCCTTTAATCCATTAGGTGCTTTATCTCTTATTTTCTTTTTGGTATCTAAGTCAAACTTAGCTGATGATGCTGCCATTAGTTCATACAGGTCTCCACTAATATTTAGTAGAACATATCACGATCACCTTGTGTAATCTCAACTACTATCGCATCCATGATACGATTAAATGATTGGGACATCTGACGATACCCAGACCCAACATATAACTGGCCAACAAATACTGATAGAGTTGCTGCACCCCAAAACAAATAATAAAATCTGCTCTTCACCTGATTTCTTGCCTTAGTAATTTTGTCTGCCATAATAAATTTTTAATCCCTAACATTATACATCATTTGTCAACAAATTTCAACCCACCTACCAAAACTTTTTTCATATTACGAGTTTCATGAGCACCATGCATGATAGAAGATTCAAAAAAGACTAATTTTCCTACTTTAGGAAATGTATGTATCTGATAGGATAATCTTCTATCATCAAAATTTTCCATCTCAAAATATGTTTGACCATCACTATTAATATCAAGTTGTAATTGTTCTGCATCAGGTGGTCTAGGTTTCATTTTTTCTTGAGTCCAAACACTATCACTAAGATATAAAATGTATGAAATATCTTCCTGATTATTACGTCCATGATCATGTAACGCTTGATAACCACCTGTTTCATATTCAATAAAATGTGCTGCATAATATCGAAGAGGTGTATTAAGTTGCTTCTCTATAGATGATTTGATCTTTAATAATGATTCTTTAAGAGGTTGAAAATCTTTTAACTTAATTATATTTTTAGTTTGAAGTCCATATCTAGTACAGTTTTGTCCATCATAAACATTTTCTGGTTTATGTTTAACCTCATCAAAAACTTTAATGACATCATTAACGATGTCATCACTGATCATTATCTGATCAATCAGCATAAACCTCTCCTATCTCAGTACAATTAATACCAAATTCTCGAATAAGATCCATCACATAATATTTAATATTGTCAGGAACAATTACACAATATCCAATACCAAGATTGAATACTCTTCTCATTTCCAACTCATCCATATTACCCTGTCTTTGGATCTCTAAGAAAATCTCTGGCACTCTCCAAGAATTCCAATCAACATCAACTTTCAATCCTTCAGGTAAACACCTTGGTAAATTTTCTGGTATACCACCACCTGTAATATGTGCCATGCCATATATGTCATCAAACTCATCAAGCAATTCTTTAACTACTGGTGCATATATGGTTGTTGGAGTGAGTAACTCAGGATGGTTACAGTAATTTAACTTAAGTCTACGTGCCAAGTAATTAACAATACTATATCCATTACTATGAATACCACTACTTTCTAATCCAATAACTTTATCAGTTGGTCTAATATATCTACCATCTACAATTTTCTTTTTCTCTACTATACCTGTACAAAATCCAGCAAGATCAATCTTCATCTGATACTGAGGATGTTCAGCAGTCTCACCACCTATAAGTTCTATATCAGCTATCTCACAACCTTTAATAATACCCTTTATAATATCAGGTATCTTATCATCTAACTTCTTAGTAGAAATATAATCTAAAAAGTATAATGGTTTAGCACCACAGGTGATTATATCATTAACACACATAGCAACAAGATCTATACCAATAGTTGTATAGTCATTAGCAGCTTGTGCAATATCAATCTTAGTACCTACACCATCAGTCCCAGATACTAAAATAGGTTCCTCATATCCTGAAGGAACCTGAAACATACCACCAAATCCATGACTGGTAATTGGAATAGATTTAGCAAACTTATTACCAGCATCTATATCAACACCAGCAGTCTTGTAATCTAATACAATTCCCTCTTTCTTAAAATCTAGAGGTGCAAAATCATCTGTCATTTTTTAGTAGTGTTGCTACGTGTTCTGTTTATAATGCTAATGAATTTATCACCAGCAAAATGTCCACCTAAGCAGACATCTATCTCATCTCCATCTTTCCAATTAACCTCACCATTCATTTTGGTGTGTTGCATAAGGACAGCAATCTTGTTAATTACTTCTTCAGTTAATCTCATCTTTCTAATTCTTTTTCTACAACATCCATAAGACTTTCAAACTCTTTAAGATGATCTAGATCATATAGTAGTTTAGATAGTTGAGTTACAACCAATGGTTTTTCATTAGTAGCAGCAGACTTAATTGCTGACCTAATACTTCCTTCTGCTTCGAGTAGGTAGTCTAAAGTTTGTTTAGATAGTGCCATTTTTAAAAAAGAAAACTTGATTCAATCTGTATTCATCAAAATATCTATCAGTGCAGATATTCATACCATGATAACATAAACCATCAAATAAAACCAGCCTATTATATGCTGGTTCAAGATGCTTAATACAATTATAATTTTGTTTTGGTTGCCAAGGTTCTTGATGCTCTGTTACTCCTTTAGTATCATCAAATAATAGTTCATAAAGATTAGTTCCACTTCCAATACGATCATCATTTAGATATACTAAAGCAGTATATCCTTCGTCAGTATGTGGCCACCAATAATTATTTTTATAATCATTAAAATCTTGTTTACGAAATTTAGTTTGGTTAGTAAGTACTGATTTATTATCTATTGCTGGTTGTTTACATAAGTCTGACATGAATTCATATGCCCACTCTATTTGACTAGTCCTTTCAGCCCATCTCCTATCCTCAAATGCTACTCCATTAAGACCATTCTCATGATCCTTATGAATAATAGGATTTGAATTTAAAAAATAGTCTCTAATACGATCTGGATCTTTATAAAAATTATCAACAACATACACATCATTAAGTCTTTGAAAATTAGAATCATAGACTTTCTGTATTTCTACATTTAAATTTTCATTTAATTCAAACATAATTGAAGTTAATTACCATTCTCCGTTTCTCATCTGTATGAGTTACTGCAGCATGTTTTAAATTAGAATCAAAAACTACTACTCTATTCGCAACACTCTCTACTTTACCACCCTTCTTAAATCTTGTATAACCATTGCAAGTATTAAGATACAAAATAGCAGTAGTAATATTTTCAAAATCATTATGCCATCCAGTGAATCTATTAAACACAGTCCTAGTATAAAGATTAATCTTACATCGAATTAACTTTTTGGCATGTAATTTATCAAGAACCTTTACTATATCCATAGGTGGATTTTTAGTATCTACTATGTTAGTAAAGTGAGAGAATTCATCATCAGGGAAACATATTCCAGGCATATAATACCAAGGAAACTCATCGTTCGTTATAGTATAACGAAGATTTTTAAAGTCTTCTAAATCTAAAAAATTATCAAAGACCTCAAACATTCTCCGACATCCATGCACTAATAGCAGCATCATACTCTGCAGTATGTTTAAATGCTTCCAACATGAATTGTTTTCTTAGAGTTTCAGGTTTAATTGATATATTACCTTTGATTGAATCTAAGTAAATACCATACTGATTTGGATTAGTCATTACAGCAACGTCCTTAAAATTCTTTGCTGCTGATCTCACCATACTAGGACCACCAATATCAATGTTCTCTATTGCATCCTCAAGAGTTACATTAGGTTTAGCAACTGTCTCTTTAAATGGGTATAGATTTACTGCAACAATATCAATCAATTCAATGCGATTTACCTTGCGATCTAATTCATGACTAGTATTACCACGTTGAGAAAGAATACCACCATGAATCTTTGGATGCAAAGTCTTTACTCTTCCATCAAGAATCTCTGGTGAACCAGTATAATCAGACACCCTCATTACTGGTATACCTTCTGCATAAAGAGCAGCATGAGTTCCACCACTAGATATAATTTTATAACCAGCACTAACTAATCCCTTTGCAAAATCAACAATACCATCTTTGTTTGAAACACTTAGTAATGCATAGCTCATACGTCACCCTCCTTTCTGTTTTCTGATTTATGAACATCAAACTCTCCACCAGGATATCTTGCTTTTAATTTGTCTACATTCATCTCAATGATTTCTTCAGGAGAAACATCTAATGCTATACATGCTTGTATAAAATACCACATGATATCACCTAGTTCACGTTTCATATGAAATAGATTATCTTGAGTGACTGGTTTACCTTGAAAGACCATCTTCTTAACGATCTCCGTAAACTCACCTGACTCTGCAGTCAAACCTAGTGCAGCAGTTAATAGTCTATGTATAGGAATCCCACCAGGATCTTTTTGTAGATCAAAGCATCTAGAATTAAAAGAAATATAATCCTTTGATTCTTCAGATGTTACAGCATTCACAAAGTGTGCATACTTTTCAAAATCAATCATATTTTAATTTAGCAAATGTTTGTTTGGTGTTAAATTTCTTGACGATCTCTGGCACTTCTTCTTTGCCAGAATCAACTAAACCCTCTTGGGCATCTTGGATATCATACAGCCTCATCTTCGCTCTGTCAATACCTACACAAAATCTTTTATTCATAGTAGGATCATTATATCTATTCTTTAACTGCTTGACCATGATTTGATTCATGCCTTCCAATTCCTCAGTAGATATGAGAGCGAACATAAGGTCAGCAGTAGCAGGGAGTCCGAAAGACTCAGATGTGTCGGTAAGGTCAACATCGCTAGAACCGAAACCAGCACGAGTAGTTTGAGTAGCACTAACAATCGGGACGTTTGCTTCGACAGCCAATCCCCGAAGTTCCTCAGCAATCGCTTTAACATAAGTGTAAGAGTTAACAATAGATCCTTTATACCTTTGAGAGGCACAAATATTTAAGTAGTCTACAAAAACTATATCAGGTTTAATACTTTTCTTCAGTGCAAGTTCTTGTAGCAATGCTTTAAAGTGTCCTACATGAGCTGACGCTGTAGGATATTCTTTAATAATAAGTTTACCCTGTGTCTTCTTACTTAGGTTATTAATCTTATTATCAAACATTACTTTAGGCAACGTTGCAAGATCTTTTATATTAACATTCAAAAGATTAGCATCAATCCTTTCTGCTATCTTTTCTTCTGCCATCTCAAGAGTGATGTACAATACATTCTTACCTTGAAGTAAAGTGCTTGCAGCAACATGACACATGAATAAAGACTTACCAACACCCGTACCAGCAAGAGCAATGTTAAGAGTTTTATTTGGAAGACCACCCTTTGTAATCTTGTTGAGGTACTCTAAATCAAATGGTATCTTTTCTTCTTTCTTATGATAAAAATCATATCTTGTCTCTGCATCTAGAACATAATCATGACCAATATGACTGTCAAAGGATACAGAAAGAGCATCAGAAAGTATCTGTGGTATTGCACCTTTCTCTTTCTTTGTATCTTGTCCGTCTGCTATCTTAATAGATTCCATGAGAGATAGATATATCGCTCTCTCTTGACACCAAGTCTCTGTTGTATGAACTAACCAATCAATATCATGATCTTCCTCAATCAATTGATTAATACTACTTTGAATCTCTTTATAAGTTTCTTCAGTAAGATCATCTCTATTATCACATTCAATACTTAATGCAGTCTTAGATGGTAGTGAATCATACTGACTAACATAATCATGTATCTCATCGAATAGGATTGAACATCCTCTACTGGTAAAGTATTCATTTTTAATAAATGGAATTACCTTTCTGCAATATTGCTCATTAAAAACAAGATTGCTAAGAATTGTTTGCTCGATATTCATAGGTAATGAAGGTAACTTCCAATAATATATTTTGTCCCACTAATTACAGGTTGACCAGCATGACGATACATCCATGTGGGTGGGAATATCAACACTCTACCAACTCTTGGCTCAACTGCATAGTCTAATTTAGGAAATGAAGTTAATCCACCAGAGTTAGGTCTATTCAAATATAAGAAACATACCAAAAATCTTCTGGCAGAATTATAATCTTGAACATCTACATGATCTTTAAACTCATCAACAGCAGTGTTGTATTTCTTAATACGATACTCTTCAAAACAATACTTGCTAGGAAAATCTGGAGCACAATCTAATGATTGCATATACAATCCAACATAATCAATAAAGACCTGTTGAATTTGTTCTTGTATACCTCTCCACTTAGATTCTTTATCATTATATTGTTTTGATATATTTAACTGAGTAAAAGATGGTCTCTTTTCCCTATCAATATATTCATGATTTTCAAAATCTAAATCAAAAGTTTGAATTACTTTATCAGAAAAAGATTTATCAATTACATTATCATATATTTTAATGTAGTCTTTTAATTCAGTTGCCATATTTAAACTCCTTAGCAGCACACTCATCCAATGCTTGCATTATTTCTTCTGTGAAATACTTGGTAGGATCCTTAAGAATAGCAGAAGGATAAGCGGTGCTACCATTGATATCAATGCGATTTCCTTTACGAGAGAAGACTCCGTACTTTTCACCCAACTCCAGTAGTCCGTAGTATTTATCAAGACCTCTATCATAATACAGTCTTACTTCCACCTCACTATTTTCTTTTGTTAATCTAGCTTTAGCTGCTTTGCATTTAACAATATTTCCCACAACCTCTTTACCATCCTTTTCTTTCTTCTTTCCAAGATATATGATTGTTGATGCTGCGTATTTGAGTCCACTTCCACCTCCCATCTCCTTTGTGGGGATATAAGATCCTACTACATCATATGTATGATTAGTAACTATCATTGGAACATTTGCTTTACCTAACTTTAAAGTAAGTACTCTAAAGATAGACTTAACAACTTGTGCTCTCGTCATATCACGAGTATCTTTACCTGCTTCACTGTCCTCAACCTCCTTACTGGTTGATAACATACCAAGAGAATCTAAAACAAACATTAAGGGTTTGCGATCTTTCTCTGGTTGCTCTAAATATTTGTCTAATATTCTGATAGATTGTGTTCTAAACTCTTGCACCGTGGTAACAGGAACAATCATCATACGAGATGAATCAATGCCCCTATCCTCAATCATCTGCTTACCTATCGCAGATTCTGACTCGAAATATATGACACCAGCATCGGGATCAGACTCAAGGAAATGCTGAACGATGCCAAGACAAAAATAAGTCTTACCAGTACTTGACTCTCCAGCGAGAGCAGTGATTTTGTTTCCTGGGATGCCTCCATAGATTGACCCAGAAACAAGAGCATTAAAAATATAGCTGCCAGTGTTGATAAAGCCGCTTGTATCACCAGCTGCCACTCCATCACTGACCAATGAAGCATATTCATTGTCAATCTCCTTAACGATGTCTTTTAAGAAACTCATGGTGTCTTCTTATATAATTTAGTAATGTAATTGGATCGTTTCATGGCTCTTTGAAACCATGTTGCTTCATCTTCATCAAAGAATTCTTTTTCTGCTGGATTTTCTCCAGCACTGAAAGCTTTCTGATACTCAACGATGTATGTGGTCATCCGAATAGGAACTCCAAACTAGCGATTTTTTCTGGCTTCCATCCAATCGTATCCATGATGACCTTAATAGGCTCCAAGAAACTCTTCTGGAATTGTAGGTCATAGTCGATGTATTTGTCAAGTCCTAACTCTGAAGGAAAGGTCTGAAAGAATGAAACGACATTCTCATTAATTTTATTAGGTGTCTTAAGATAAACAAATTTTATCTTCTCTCCATCTTGAATCAAGGGATACTTATGATTCAACTTATTCTTTTTAATATAAAAATTGTACAAAAGAGATCCACGCACATGTATTGGCGTGCCTTTTGTATATACAGTGGCTGGATGTGCCCACTTATTTAGATTGTTACAACCTCTAGGAAATGCAATGTCTTCAACAGGCAATTCATTAAAGTGATCTCTAAAATCTGCTATGAATTTCTGTGTCTCTTCTTCAGATTTATTCATAATAACTTCTAGAGTATCTTTAATCTTCTGACGACAAGCACCTGGTGTAGAAGACTTAACTGCTTCGATACCCATCATCTTTAACTTAGGTTTCTCAAACCTAACACCCTCAATGTCCCATGCATTTAAAATGTATCTCTTCTTGGCAGTCCATATACCTTTCTCGGCAATGGTCTCCCTCTTCATGAACATTTTTTGGTCGTACGCTGAAACGTAGTCGGCCAATTCTTGGTAAGCACTTTCAATATAAGGCTCAAGTTTAGTCTTACACACCTTATCAAGGAACGTGACAATGCTTTGAGCAGTTTTCTCTCTCCCCTTGTATACAGCTTCAACCATAGGACCGAGATGCAAATAAATGCTATCGGTATCACTAGCAACGACATAATCTTTCTCCTCAGTTTTAAGTATCTGATTCAGATACTGATTCATTTTGTTTTCAATCCAACGGATGCTAACCTGCCCACTGAGAGTAATCGCCTCAGCATTAGATAAGTTGTAATATCTAAAGTATTGATTTCCAATGGCACCATAAGCCGAATTGAGCTGGATCTTTCGAGCCATTTGGATGTTATTGAATTTACTAATATCTCTTTGTAGTTTGGCACTTGGCGAAACTTCATTATCCCCCTTCGCCTTGAGCATTTTCTTTTTATAAATCGTACGCTCTTCATAAATCTTCTGCATCATTTCTGGTAGGAAACCTTGGATGTCCTTACGGTATTGAGCACCGTTAGCACACACTGCAAACTCTCCTGAGAACTCAATCTCTTGGTTTAAAATCCGTTCAACGCTCGAGCTGGGATGTCTAGTCTCCCAGAGGGTTTCTGGTGAGATGTTGTACTGCATAATAAGATGAGGATACAGACTATTGAGATCAAAACTGACCACCCAATCATACTGTCCTGGAATCGGTTCCTTGACATAAGCACCTGCGTATTTTTCGTCTTTCTTAGATCCCTTTCGAGGAGGAACAACAATGTTGCGATCCTTTAGATAATTATATATCATCGTGTCCCACATTCGGACTTGAGAATATACATCTTCCAAATTAACCTTGGCATCATATGCCATAGTAACTGCCAACTCAACAAGTTTCATCTTGTCTTCCAGTCTGTCGATCAACTCAACGTCTTGGATGTTATACTCCATAAACTTCTGCCAATCATTTGTATAGAAGTCTTTGAAGTTTTCATACTCGCTGTGATCAATCTTACGTTGACCTAATTCGACATTCGCAATGTGATCCAACCTATAGGATTCTTGATTAGTATAGGTAAACTTTCTATACAAGTCAAGGTAATCTAAAATATTGACACCAGAAATATCATAAGCATAATTCTTACGTCCTTGTATAATCACCTCACGCTCATTAGCACGATTCCAAGGTGACAATGAATTCATCCACTTGTCACCAAGAACACGACTAACTCTTCTACAAATATAAGGTACGTCATACAGGTTTACATTCCATCCTGTAAGAATATCTGGTGTATTCTGTGCCCACCATTGAACAAAATGACTAAGCATTTCCTTTTCATTCCAAAAGAAATTTGTCTCAAGACCTTCTGGTGGATCAAACTCTCGTGTTGCCCAACAATAATATTTCTTAGTCACCATATCTTTAATGGTGATAGAAAGCATTTCTTCTGCTGCTGCTTCTACATCAGGGAATCCATTCTCACATTGAACCTCAATGTCCATTGCGAAAATCTTCATCTGCTTCATATCATAATCAACTTCACCAGGAAATTCCTTGGCGATATATTGATATACAAATCTTTCATATCCATAGACTTTAAATCCGTGGACATCCTCATACTGCTTGATGAATTCTCGTGCTTCCCTAGCACCTTCAAACTTTACTGATTTAACATTAACACCATCTAAAGTTTTATATTTCTCCTCCTTGTTTGAAGGGACAAACAGCGTAGGTGAAAAATGGGCACGAGTCTGGACTTGTTGTCCATTCTCATACCCACGATAAAGGATAGTATTACCTGCTAGTTGAATGTTCGTATAGAAACTACTCATTCTCCTTTTGATACTCTCCCAGAATTTCAGTTGATGGATCCACTATAGTCAAAACTGAGTCAGATGTCAAGAACAAATCTCGTTGCTTTGAATACTTAGGAAACGGTTCCAACTTACCATCTTCAATTTTCACACAACCTTCAATCAGAATAGAGGGTTCCTCATCCAGCTCCGTCACCTTCCCCATCAGGTAATCCATTCTGTTCTGTAGTAGCACTAGTTTCAGCATTTTGTTTTTCTCTTGCGATACGCAGTAAATTGTATTTTTCTAAAACCAAATCATTTGGTTCATAAGCACTAACGATTTCATCAAATCGTACAATGATCTTTGTGTCTTTTGACAACGGTGCATAAGGATGCATTATGAGTGTTGGGTTAGTTATCTTATTAACACCCACCTCATCATTTCCACTATCATAATCCACAGTCAACTCTTCATCAAGATGAGCATAATAGGGATGCTCCAATTGATATCCTAAGATTTTCTTTTCACCCTCTTGGGTGATCTCTTGGATATCACAAATGACATCATCTCCGTTTCTTGTTCTTACGACTCTTATCATAGGATCTCCTTTCAATTTCAGTGATAGATTGTTTAATAATGTCCTTTAAGATTCTACTTTCAGGAACGTCTTTTTGTTCTGCAATAGGTCTTACGTGTTTCATCAAGTCCTCAGTATAAGCTGAAGGTATCTCAACTGTCAAGAGGTCTGCTTCACCGCCATAATTATTTGGTTTTAAATTCAAGTAAAGATTCATAGATGTCTCCAAATAAAAAGAGACCCATCGGGTCTCTTCTGTTGTATAGTATATATGCTACTTAGATATCCTTTCTACAGCAGCACGAGACTTCTCTAGTATTTCACCTCTGAGTGGTACATAACCTAGCACAGATGCCTTCTCTTGATACTCTGTAGAGAGTAACTTTCTAAAGGTATCCTTCACTGCTTCAGTCTTTTTACCATTACCAGTTTCATAAGCAAGCATCCAAGTCAGTGTAGCAATAGGATATGCACCCTTTGCTTCTGGGTTTGGATTAACACCTGCTAGATTCTCATCTAACTCAATACCATTGAGTGCCAAAGAACCTGCCTCAACAGATGGTTTAACAAACTCACCATTCTTATTCTGTAGTGCAGCTGCTTTAACTTCACCCTTAATATAGGATTGATTAACATAACCAATAGAACCTAATTGGTTTCTAATGTTGCCAGCAACACCAGCATTACCTTTGTTACCTATGCCAACAGGCCAAGCAACTGATTTAGCAACTCCAAGTTTCCACTTCTTACTAAACTTATTCATCGACCTAGTAAATGATGCTGTAGTACCAGACCCATCAGATCTGTATACCCAAGTCATTGGATGTTCTTCACACCCAACCTCTGACCAGTTGTTTATCTCACCAATAGCAACCTGCACTGCTTGCTCTTGTGTAAGTTTAAGATCACAACCAGGCATATTATAACCGAAAGCAATCGTGCCTCCTGTCATAGGTATCTGGACTAGTCCTCGTTTTGCTTTAGCAATGTCACTTGCTTTCATAGGATCATCAGATGCTCCGAAGTCCACTGTCTCATCGAGGAATGCTTTTCGACCTGAGCCACTACCAACTGCTTGGTAGTTTACTCTGTGACCTCCTGACTTTGCGTAGTCAGAGAACCATCTACTGTATACCTTAGATGGAAAAGAAGCACCTGCTCCCGAAAGTCTAGTCCGTGCCTCGGCACAACCAGGTATTAGGGTAGCAAGTGCTGCTAATGCGATAAGCCTTTTCATTAGGATCCGCTATCGTGGCTCATTATATATTTAAGTTAGATAGTCCTTACGAGCATGGTGCTCAGGTATAATCTTACCTAACTCGACAACGAGGAGTCCGTTTTCAAAGGTGACTCCTTTGACTTGGGTGTCTTCTGCAATTGTCCACGTACGTTTGAAACTTCTTT